ATTTATAATGTAGCTACTAATTATAATGAAGCTTTTGTATTAGTAGAAATCAATGATATTGGAGAACAAGTAGCAAATATTCTAGCCAATGACTTAGAATATGAAAATATATTCGTAACTAATGTCAAAGGCCGTGCTGGACAAGTAATTGGTGGTGGGTTTAGTTCTAATAGACAATTAGGTGTAAGAACCACAAAACAAGTAAAACGTATTGGATGTTCTACATTAAAAGACTTGATAGAAGATAATAAAATTATAATAGAAGATTTTGATATTATAGAAGAGATGTCTAATTTTATTAATAAGAAAGATTCATATGAAGCGGATGAAGGATATCATGACGATTTAGTAATGTGTTTAGTATTGTTTTCTTGGTTAATACGTCAACCTTATTTCAAAGACTTAACTAATTCTGATATTAGAGAGAGATTTTTGAAAGATAAAGAAGCTATGATAGAAGCAGATTTATTACCATTTGGTTTTAAATATGATGCTGTAGATGATAGTGATAGAGATGTGGCTGACCCATATAGTGTACATAATCATGATTATCGTCAATCAAATATTTGGTAGTTGGCCCAAGGATCTAATATTTTTGCTGTAGTTCTTTTACGTTTCATTGTATCACTAATTTTTCTTTTAGTTTCATCTGTATGAATTTTACCTTTATGAGAATCACTCATTTTAGATTTAGTTTCGGTTGTAAATTTTTTACCTAGCCGTACTAATCGTATTTTTCTTTTGGTTTCTTCTGAATGTTTCATATTTGTATTTAGTCTAATTAACTTAGTTAAAATGACTATTTTATAAATAATAATAAATGATAGTCGGAATATATAACCTAAGGAGTTAAACAATATGCCTTTTCAAGTATCTCCAGGCGTTAATGTTAGTGAGATAGATCTTACTACAACGGTCCCTGCCATTGATACCACATCTGCTGGTCTTGCTGGTCATTTCATATGGGGCCCTGTTGATAAGAGGGTCTTAATCACAAGTGAAAATGATTTAGTTAATAATTTCAATAAGCCTAATTCAAACACGGCCGATGATTTCTTCACGGCTACAAATTTTCTTTCATACTCAAACGCATTACAAACAGTTCGTGTAGTACAGACAGGTGCTTCTTCACTAGCTACGGCCGCAAGAAATGCTCAAACAAATTCTGCTAATACCATTAATACTGTTATTAAGAATGATGATGATTACGATGATAACTATTCTACAGGTATTTCTGGTGTAGGTGAATGGGTTGCTAAGTATCCTGGCGAACTAGGAAACTCTTTGAAGGTTTCTGTATGTGCTAGTGCTACAGCCTGGTCAAACGGTATTTCAGGTAATGTCGCTATTACTACACAAACAACTGCTCTTTCTGGGAATGGCACTGCATTCTCTACACAATTAGTAGCAGGTGATTTAATCGAACTCGGACCAGATAAACAGAAGATTCGAGTATCTTCTATTGCTAGTGCAACCGCTCTTACATTAGAAGAGAAATATACTGGTAATACTATTACAATTAATGCAACACATAGTCTACCAGCTAATGTTACAAGATATTGGGAGTTCTATAATCATTTTGATGTAGCTCCAGGTACTTCACCTTTTGCTAATACACAAAGTGGTGTAGCAGATGAAATGCATGTTGCTGTAGTAGACGAAGATGGCAAATGGACAGGCACTAAGAATCAAATCTTAGAAGCATGGTCAAGTCTTTCATTAGGATCAGATGCTAAGACTCCTGAAGGTAATAGTAATTATTATAAAGAAGTAATTAATAGAAAATCTCGTTATGTATGGTGGGCGGCCCATCATTCAAGCAATACAAATGCTGGTAATAAAATAGCAGGTACAACTTTTGTTGGTAGTACTCAAGTACAAACAGCATCAATGATATATGGTCGCGATGGTGCTACACCATCTAATGCTGATTATATTAACGGATATAATTTCTTTAAGAATGCTGAAGAAGTAGACTGTTCTTTCATTCTCGGTGCTTCTGCTAATCAGACTAGAGCTATTCATCTAGTAAATCAAATTGCAGAGTATCGTAAGGATTGTTTAGCAGTTCTTTCACCAGAAAAAGCAGATGTTGTAGACAATGCTCGTTGGTCAGGGGCTCAAACTGAAGATATTATTGCATATCGCAACACTTTACCTTCAAGTTCGTTTGCTGTAATAGATTCGGGCTGGAAGTATCAATATGATAAGTTCAATGACCTTTATCGCTATGTTCCATTAAATGGCGATAGTGCTGGCACAATGGTAAGAACTGATAGAGTTCGTGACCCTTGGTATTCTCCTGCTGGCTTTAATAGAGGTCAATTAAAGAATGTTATTAAACTAGCATTTAATCCTAATAAAGCAGAGCGAGACCAACTTTATAAGAGT